GTAGGTAAATAGCGTTCCCCTGTTTGGGCGGAAGGTTTACCACTCTTGGTTCTCCACTTTTGCTTCGTCCAGTTCTTTAAACTTTGTTGTGGTGATTTTAATGCCATGAATAAGTTATACCATTATCTTACGCAATTGTCAAGAGAAAAATAAAAAGACCACCTATAGCAGCCACTATAGCAGATATGCCTATAGATATCTTTAGACTCTCCATAAACTCTGCTCGTTCTCTTAGCGCTTCCTGTCTAGCTTTTTCTGCAGCTTCTTTTGCCTCACGTATACGTTTAGCACGTTCATCCATAATGCCTTGCCACGTGCCGGGGCCAAAACGAAGGTCTACTAGAGTACGCATCTCTTGCACCTTTTCTTGTGCAAGCCTAGCGTCAATCACCTCTTGTGCTACGGACTGTATACCAAACTGGTCGCCTATACTACTTCCAGATTTTTTTGACCGTTGCTGTTGTGTTTGCTTTTCACCCTCAAGGAGATTGTCTATATGTTTTGCAATCTCGCCTATATCGTTGGCGGTATTGATGGTAGATTTAATACCATCTACGGCACTCTTTACCAGTGCGATACCCGCAAGGGTTTCGGCAATCATCTCTGTTCCTCATTGGTTGGTTAAGGTTAGTCATCGGCTTTTACACAGAAGCAGCGGTTGTAGGGGTCACTGAATCCATGCTCCGTTAATGCCACATGGCATTTTGATATCCACTCGTGGGTGTCGTGGACTTTTGTTTCTACTTCTGCTGCGCTTGCGGTAATAACGCAGAACATTACATATTTAAGACTTGTAGCCACCGCCAGCCTTTTTGTACTCAAGGGCCAATAATTGGGCTTTACGTGCTGACCACTGACCCGGCTTACCACCACGTGAACCTGCTTTGATTTTCTCAAACAGTCTTTTACGCAGAGCAGGTTTGGTATAGTTACCTGCTTCGTTTACTCTGCTTTTGCTTTTCTTTTTGGGGGTAGCTTTTTTTCTAGGTGCCATAATTACTACCTTGCTGGATCAAAATATTCTTCTACAGATACTGTAATATCTAATGTCATAGCACTTTCTCTGTATGCAATTATCTTGTCTTTTTGATGTAGTGTAAAAAAGTTACCAGATACTACGTCATGTACTGAATTTCCTGCCATACTTAAACCATTTATAAGATAGTGATATGATGTATCGTCATTGTGATAAAACTGTAAATACGCTTTTTTAGTGCTAGTAGAGCCGTTGCTTAGATGTAAAAATCTAACAATAGCACTATAGTTATCCGGCACAGTATAGATAACGTCAGCACTTGCGTCAGCAGAGGTGCTGGTTATTGTTTTACTTTCCGTAGTAAATTTAGATACACTTAGATCTGGCATTACTTCTTCTTAGCCACTCCGCCACGCATCATTTTCTTTTTAGCCATCTTAGCCATTCCACCACCACGCATACGCTTTGGCTGTACTGAACCACCACGCATCATTTTCTTCTTTGCCATTTTAGCCATTCCGCCGCCACGCATTTTTTTCTTAGCTACCATTTCTAAGTTCCCTTCTATCTAATACTAGACTCTGATACACTTCCTCTGGAAAGTGTTTATAATAACCAGACTTCTCCAGACTCAATGCTGCATCGTCTAGTGTAGATAGTCTTTGTACAAACACCATGCAGTACACAAGACCTTCATCTGTTGCATCCTCATCAACTAGGAAATCCAGACCCGCTTCTTCAGCGTCATAGTCTGGATGAAACACCATGAGGTGCATATCTTTACCTGCTATGGACATAGCTTCATTTATGCCATCACAATATCCATCTAGGTATTCCATGTCAGGTAGGTATTGGTTTGCCCACACCACTATGTCATAGTCGTGCTGCTCAAAGCGTTTGACTTCAGCTATCAGACCCTCTAGCCCTGTATTGATACTGAATACAACTTTGTTATCTAGCCATGCTTGTTTTGCATAGGGGCAGGGTGGTAGGCCGTTTAGTTTTGCATTTGGTACTTCAAGAAACTCGTGTGACCACTTGCGTATATCCGCTTCTACGGGATGCATTACGAGTTTTTAATTTTGTTGTAGGCTTCCAAACCTTTTGGGCCACTAGCTTTCAATGCACGTAGACCAGCGTTATCTGTGACTGAACCTCCGTTAGAATACATATGTGGTTTGCCGTTTGCCATACCACCACGCATCATCTTTGTTTTCTTTTTGCCTTTAGGAAACTCAGCCATACCTATGCCAATGGAAATGACAGGAACTTTCTTTGTAGCATTGCCACCTTTAGACATTTCTCTACGCCCACCCATTACAAGAGAAGGCGGTGGTGTTTTTTCGCCACGTTTTTTTAATTCTGTGATAGCTGCACGTACTTCCTTTTGTGACGCACCACTACCTTTGTTTAGCATAGCATTTAATTGGGCAGTTGATTTATTAGATAATTCGTTTGCCATTACTTTTTCTTCTTTCTATTGTCTACGGATGACAGCAGCAAGCCGCCCTTATTCATGCGATAGTCATGTGCGCCTCTTGCACGTTTAGTTACTTTACCGCCACGGTTCATGCTAGTATCGCCTGCAGTCATTTTAGCCAATACTTTACGCAACATCTTTTTATTATTTTCTGTTGGATCGCCTTCTTCCAATTTTCTTTTAGCAGAATTAAGAATACGGCTTTGTTGATTTTTTGTTAACTTATCAAACTCAGGAACTAACTCACCCGTTTCGTTTGCAGCTTTAAGTGCAACAGCAAAGTTGTCTACCTCTTTAGTCTTACCACGAGAACCAGAAGATATATTTGCTCTACGTTTTGTTTCAGCACGAGCATCAGCACGTCTGCGTTTTTCACGTATTTTGTTTAGTGCTTCCTGTAATGCTTCTTTTTCTTTTTTAGTTTTAGCATTTCTAATCATACGAGCAAACGCATTATCTTGTTTGCTACGTGCTTGCATACCGGGTGATGCAGCCATTTGGTCTTTAATAAAGTTAGACACAGATGCTTTGCCCTGAGTTACACTTGGCTTGAGGCTACCTTTAGCAACCTTTGCAGTATCTATCTCATTTTGAATGGCACGTTCCGTTGGGATTTCATCTCCAAGTTTAATAGCTTGATCTTTTGCAAAACGTACACCACGTTGCGTTGCTTTTAATAATTTACCAATAGTCATACTATTTTCCTTACCATTTAACTTTGTGTGACCAATATTTAGCAGACAGCTTTGTGGTAGGTTTACCCTGCGCATTGTGTCGTGCATAATAGCTACGCTTACGTGCTTTATCCTTTGCTGTCGTAGGATTTTTGCCAGCACCCTTCACGCCCTGCTGACCGAAGCGTATAAATTTATACTTGCCACCTTCTGATGCCATCACACAATGTGACTTAGTTGGGTGGTTAGGTGTCCGTTTGGGTTTGTTAACGCCAGTCAGACCTTCCTCTTTCATTTTGTTTTTGACTCTCTCAGGTATAGCCATTACGTATTTATTCCTTTTTCTGGCATTGGCATGTCAAACGTATGTGGTGTACACTTGGCTCTCCAGTCAACTATCTCACCTGACGCTATCATAGACTGATGCCACTGCATCACCTGCTCTGTGGTGGGGCATTGTTCAACAACTTCGGTATGTGTTTTAACTACGCCATCTGCAGTTATAATTACAGATAGGTATAGGAAGAATGAAACCATCACTCATCTTTCTCTGTCCACCCCTCTGCTCTCATAGCATCTTCTACGTGTTTCAAAGTAAATGAACGCCCGTAATGGGCTTCGACTGCACTACGCACATAAAATACATCGCTATGCGGTATATGCAGTCGGTCTAATGAATTGGTACGAATAGCATCATAGAATGCATCAAGTACATTGTCTGTATATAGTTTTACAGATTTCTTAGCCATTGTCAAGAACTTTCTTTAAAAACACGAATATATTTTATACAAAGGAGTACACTACAAGTGTAATCACTTAGAGTGTATTAACAAAGAAAATTTAGTAGAGACTAACTTATGATATAGTTAAGTGTTATAGTTAAGAAGTTTTTTAAGAATTATTATATAAACATTTAAGTGTATCACTTTAAGTGTGTTTAGTTATACATAATTATACCAGATTCTGTCAAGTAAGTCAACCCCCCTTTTTCAAAATAGTTCAAATGGGTCCATACACCCCCTACAATTGCCTATTTTTTAGGCAGTTGCACAATGCTTGTGCATATAGGTAGTGTCAGTTGTTATTGTGGTTAACACTCAATTTTCCTGATTTGTGTATTTATCTGTATATATATCTACGCCACCCCGCCATGGCCCCCGCCCGTACCCCCAAGCCTGCCCATATCTGCCTGCATCCAGCCGCATTATGCATCCGCAATGCGACATATGTGCTGTATATGCGGCATATGCGAGGCAAAACTCTAGGTTTTCTGCGGTTTTCAGCCAATGTGGAAACTGTTATGGTATCAGTTGCCATCTGAAAGATGATGTGAAATGGTCAAGGTTGGGAAAACGGCACACAATGCGAGATGCCGATGCACATACTACCACCCCCTTGGGGTGAGGTGGCTGGCTAACTAAGTCCGATGTCGGACCAACAAAAGCCTCGTGAGTTTCACGCACGAACTTCGGTAGCTTTAGCTACCTGCAGTAGCGTAGGAAACGGCAGGGGCAGGGGATAGCGCAATGCGTCACGGAAAGGCCAACCCTTAATTCTCTCATATTTGTTACGGTTTACAGATAACAATATCTCTCCCCTTTAGGGGTGAGAGAGATATTTTATCTTATGTAAACCTTCAAATATGGAGATAATAAATGACTGCTTCAACTCAAATCGTTGTTCTGAACACCTTGGAAAATGAAGGCAAGGAACTTGCCGCAGAGTACAAAACTCGTACAGCTAAAGCTGACCGGATTATGTTCAACTTCAAGCGAGACACTGCCTCTGATGGCTTTGACACACGGCTTGGAAAGCTGATGCAAAGCCTACGGTTGGAAGGTGGTCAACGGATTTCATCCGACAGACTTCGTGACTGTGGTATTGCTTCAATACCAAAGCAAAGACGTTCCGATGCTGAGTGGTATGTAAATACCAAAGCCGAAGCAGATGCTTTCAATAAGAAAGCAAAGAAAGGTTTCAAGAACCTTTCAGCTTTGCGTAAAGCAATGGCAGAAGCTGCTAAAGCAGATGAGCCAAAGCAACCTACAGAGTCTACTAACTCTGATGATAAGTCCGATGTCGGACCTACTGACAACGTAGTTGAGGTAGCTGAAAGGCTTACTGCCGAAGAAATCGGCATTCAGCTTGTGGAAATGTGCAAAGAGAACAAGCGCAACCTTGCAGACGTTCTTGCACTATTCATGGTGCCAAAGGCAGAATATGCTGAGTTGCCAAACAACAAAAAGGCAGTAGCTTAATGCTACTGTCTAACCTTTCTGAAACCTTTTACGGAGTAAATGTTATGACTGATTTGATTATCGCTCTTTTCCTGATTGCTACATCTGCCTTGGTAGGCTTGCTGGCAATGGTGTCACTTGCGGCAGGTGTGCCGGGTATGGGTTGGGTTGCGTTAGGTTGCGTGGCTTGCTTTGTCGGTGGCTGGGCAATCGTTGCAACGGAGTTGTCATAATGGCTAGGCAATTCATCACACCAATGGGCAGGCACAAGCCTGTCCGTTCAAGCTGGGCGGCTATGGATACTAGAGCGTATTCACGCTCTTATGAGCCTGAAACACGGCCTGAGTTTCGGGTTTATGTGACAGGCCAAGCCGATGCCGCACAGCGTGACTATGAGGCACGGGTAAAGCGTGATGCACAGCGTGAACAGCTTGCAAAACGCATTGCCGAATTGCGTGAACTAGGCTTGGCTTAGTGTACATAACGTAAATACACTTGAAACATAGTGAAAGTGTATTTACTTATATGCACTACTAACCTTGGTCCGATGTCGGACTTAACAATACGGAGTATTGAGATGAATACCGAAACTGAATACAAACACGAGTTGATACAGACTTTGTGGGATTTGTTCAAGGATGTGCATGGTGTACGTCCTCGTGGCATAGCCTATGAGAAGTATTGCATTGCTGACCTTGAGTGGGAAATAGCTATGCTTCAGCGTCAGCTTGAGGATGACTTGCGCTGGGAGCGTGAGCAAGAGGACCGTGCAATCAATGCCTGTATGGACTGTGGTGCGCCAGATATAGCTACCGCTATGCGTTGGCTGGAAGATGCTTATGATATGGAGTGGGTATAATGCAAACAGGAAAGATTGTTAAATTACAGGGCAAGACCCGTCATGGCAGAAACCGTGTGAATGAACACGGCGAGTTTTGGCAGGTGCTTGACCTACCCAAACGTATACCCGAATGGCCTACTGGTACATTCCGCTTGCAGTCTATTGAGACTGGTGATATACGTTGGCTAACGAATGACTTTGAAGCAACTATTGTTGAGGTGTAATATGTATAATCGTTCTAATCACATGATTGAGCCTGCCAAAACTGATATTCTTTTGGAGATTGATAAACTCTATAAAGAGTTGTATGGCAGGTGTTGTCCCAACCTATTTAGCGTTGGTCGGACACATCACATGTCTGACCTGCAAGGTCTAAAGGTTGTTTTGTTGGCTAAACTTTCTGGAGTAATGCAATGACTTATCAAGTACACTTGACCCCAAAATCCAAGAATGAAAAGACTGGTGAGATTCCTGTGTCCACTACAGAGGCACAGACTTGCCCACCAGCTTGCCCGTTCAACAACGCAAATGAGGGCGGTTGCTACGCAGAATCTGGCCCTCTCAAAATGCATTGGATGAAAGTATCCGACAAGGCTCGTGGTGACACTTGGCCTGTGTTTCTTGGCAAGATTGCCAACTTGAAAGCTGACACATTGTGGCGGCACAATCAGGCTGGTGACTTGCCCGGACGCAATGACCAGCTTGATGCCAAGGCTTGTATGGAATTGACATCAGCCAATGACGGTAAGCGTGGCTTCACATATACACACTACCCTGTGCTTGACAGCAAGCGTAACCGTATGATAGTGACACACATGAATCGTTCTGGCTTCACTGTCAATCTGTCTGCCAATAACTTGGCTCATGCTGACCAGCTTGCTGACTTGGATGCTGGCCCTGTGGCTACAGTATTGCCTATTGACCAGACAACAAACACTACCACGCCACAAGGTCGCAAGGTAGTTGTGTGTCCGGCGGCTGTGCGTGACGATGTGTCCTGTGCCACTTGCCAGCTTTGCCAGAGACAGCGTGACTTTATCGTTGGCTTTCCGGCACACGGTACTAGCAAGAAGAAAGCTGATGCCGTGGCAAATGGCTAAACCTCTTACGTATACCTTACGTGTAATAACACTTGAACTTTAGTGAAAGTGTATTACACTTAGGTATACTAGATAAGTCCGATGTCGGACTAAGGAGTTGACAATGCGTATTAGACCTATCAATCCTGTGGCTCGTATCATGGCACAGAACAGACGCAGGACTGCAACACAAGTTGTGCCAAACAAAAAACAATACAACCGTAAAAAGGAACAAGACCGTGAAAACAAAACACGAAAAGATAATGACTGAATTTGACCACGATTGGAATGACCTGTCTCTCTTTGAGAAGTTGCCAGTGCGTAAGACTGCCAACCCAAAGCGTGACAACTGGAAGCGTGACCGCAAGGCGGCACGTAAGGTGAAGCAATCTATGCAGGAGAAAAACTATGCTTAGTTTCAAGTACAGAATTTATTGGAATTTACACAAGAAAGTATGGTCATTGCAAGACCGCACCACTGGACGTGTGCGTAACCATGTGACCGCTTTCACCTTGTATGATGCCAAATTTGTTGTGCGTAAGGCTGGTCAAGCCAAGGTGCGGCGTGAAGGTAAGAAGAATGTTCATGCCTTTGCTGTTGGCACTGGCGGCTTGCGTGATGGCGTTGCTACCTGCTTGTCAGGTAGGCCAGTCACATACAACCCATACAAACACGATACGTTTGTGTTTGCAGACACTGGGGAACCAGTGACAGATGTACACGTTATCTCTGTGTTTACTCGTAATGGTAAGCCGGAAGTGTACGCAATCCCTAAGTCCGATGTCGGACCAACCAACTAACCAACCATAAGGAGATTTTATCATGGCTATTAAAACTGTTTCTTTTCATCAGCGTTCAACAGGCAAGACAGGTCAGGTGCTTGCGTCACCACAGGTGGAGCGTAAGCTGGCTAAAGTCGAAGCCTTGTATGCTAAGTTTCATGGCGTAAAGCTGGGACGTTACAAGCTGTATGACGCAGTGCTTGAGCCTACACGTGAGGCCAAGGCTGACGTAGGTGGCTACATCCAGTACACTGCACAGGCTGTGGCTGGTGTTATCCTTGAGGAGATGCACCGTGAGTTGGGCAAGGCTATTCGTGCCAAGCAGGATACACCTGTTAGCATTGGGGTAGGCTCGTTCAAGATTGACAACCTGCGTGACCTTGCTCGTCAGGGTCGTGGCAAAGCCAAGAAGGTAGCCTAATGTATTGGGTGGTAGGTATGACCGTGGGTGTGCAGGACACAGCAGTGCCTGTATACCCAGCCACTCTTGCCCGTCACGATTGGGAGAGTGCGGCTGAGTTCGCTATTGAAATGACACAAAGCCAGTACCCTGACCTTACAGTGGAACTGGATTATGTAAAGGAGTACGATTGATGCCTAAGTACAGAGTAACTGCCACAATGGATGTGGGATTTGAAACTACCATTGAGGCACCTGATGAACACACTGCATGGAGTATAGCACCATCATGTGTAGGATGGGTGCAAATTGATGAAGGGCATGACTGGACACTAGAGGGTATACAGGAGATTGATAATGAGTAATGCACACAACGATGCAATCATGGAACGTCTGTATGATGAAGCGTATGAAGACTTGTGGGGTTCTTACTGGATACACAGTCAGGAGCAACACCACGATGCCGCAGTAGCGTTGGCAAAGAAACGCTTTGAGGAAGACTATGACTGAGTGTGTAACACTACAATGCACATACAATCAGATGCCGTGGGACAGCGTGTTCATTGGCGGCTATCTGGTTGTATCTGTAGTTGGAATATGTTATATAATATATAAACTGTTTAAGGATGGATGATATGACTGTAGAAAGTTTCACAAATACACTAATCAAAAACTATAAATCTGTTTCAGACGAGTTTTTTCACATCTACGATTACCTAGCACACGTAGAACTAGAACACCCCAGTGATGCCTTAACGCATGTTATGGGGATTGCGTGGAGTAATCATGCGGCACTTGAAAACCTAATAGCTAAACTAGAAGGTAAACCCAACGTCTATTAAAGGAGAATGAAGATGACTATAAGAAATATACAGATTGACTTTGGCAAAATTGGTAAGCGTGACCAAGAATTTATATATGAAATGCTTGCTGATTATATAGTTGAGCATGAACTACCAGAGGATGTAGCACCACATGACGGTGATGCATTTGTATTTTCATACAGCATAGATGTAGCATTGGAGATATTTGATGACACCTAGTTGGCAACCAACAGAAGCAACGTGGGCTAATGCCCAGCTATATCGTTGTGACCTATACGACACACGCTATCCTGTATGCGGCACACGCCTTGTCTGGGTAGTTGTGGGCAGGAAGTGGGTACGCTTTTGCACACCTATCCAGCACGACAAGTGGCGTATCAGGCGTGAGGAGTGGGACAAGATACCACATGAACTATTTGTAAAGGATGAAGACGATGACTAGAAAAGAATTTTGGGAATGGGTAGCACTATGCCCTGCTAAAGAAGGTGTGAGAGGAGAATCAGGGTGGTTTGTTGCAGAGGACAACGGCACTGATATACGTTTATTCTTTTGGTTTGATGAGGAGCATGACGATGACTGACAATTATGACAGTGGCTTTGACCTTGTGTTATCTGACTATGAACGTGGCTATCTGACCGCCTACTATGACACAGTTGTGTTTGACCATATGTGTAACGTATGTGATGAAGACTGGTTTGGTGTTCAGATAGGTGACAGAATGTTTGACTTGAACGCATGGACAGATGAGGACACAAACAATTTTGTCTGCACAGTCTACGAATGTGACTGGATAAACGACAACTGGCAGACTAACTGCCGCCATAGCTGGACACTAACAGAGGAGAATGACAATGCCTAATCATACAGACAACAGAGTAATCCTGTCACATGATGACAGCCAAATGATTGATAACATTTACAATGTGATGAACACAGAGAATACGGAACTGTGTCATTACCTTATCCCAGAGGAACGTGACCACGCAGGTGAGCCACGAGGTGACTGGTACAACTGGCGGCTTGAGAACTGGGGTACTAAGTGGGACATCTATGAGACAATCTGTAACCGAATAGATGCTAACACAATCAAAATGCAATTCTGTACTGCATGGTCGCCACCTATGCCTGTGTATGAAAAGCTGACAGACATGGGCTTTGAAGTGACCGCACGTTACCTTGATGAAGGCTGGATGTTTATAGGTGAATACACAGAGGGTGACGATTGGTGTACTGATGATGTTGAAAGTGTAGTCAACGACTATCCAGAACTTGATGAGGAGTTTGGTATCAGTGAATGGCTGGCAGAATGGGCAGAGGAGAATGAAGATGCTGTTGCATGAGTTTTATAGTGATGAAGATTGCAGTCGTGGCATGGGTGCATACCGCAAAGCGACTGTCTTTCTTGAGCCTGATGGTAGCTATACTGTGTATATGATGCAGGATGGTGCTATCGTTGAGGAACGTAACATACAAGGACACAGTGAAGTGTATGCCGAAAACTGTGCAGAGAATTGGGTACTAGGAGTAATCACATGAACTGCTGGCACTGTAAACACGAAGTTATATGGGAGTGTGACTACGACATCGACAATGACAGGCATAGTATGATAACAATACTTGGCTGTCCTAGTTGTGGTAGCACATACGAGGTTTATTATCCACGAGAGGAGAATGATGATGAACAGATTTATTATTGAGCATCACCCCGATGCTATTGCCAAGTCACTATGTGACCAACACATTGTGAAGATGCCATTGGAAGAAGCACAGATGCTATGCACTGCACTGTGGCATCATGCACCAGAGTATGCACAAGAGATGGGCTTGTATAAGCCTGTGCATCAGAAGCACCCTTGCACACTGTGGGCAATGGACAACCAGCGTAACTATGGCTATGCCTTCCGGCTATACGATGCCATGCTTCGTGAGTATACACACCGTTATGGCAAAGACCATGGTGCTGGCAAACACTATGATGCGTTGAAAGAGGGTGTGCATTTTATACCTGACACAACCAACTTTATGACACCACACCCACAATGTTTCAGTGGGCATGATGACTGCAAGACAGATGAGAACTGGCCCATCATGGCGTATCGTGCGTTCTACAAGGTTGACAAAAGTGCTTTCGCACGATATAACAAGGGAAGGAATAAGCCAGAATGGATGTGCTAGATATATTGGACAAAGAATATTGGGATAGTCTAGTTAAACTGCGTGATGATATGCTAAACGAATATAAAAAGGAGATTGAAAATGCCGAAGAAAGAGTACCACAACATGACACCCAAGCAACGCATGGCGTATTGGGAAAAGATACGTGAGAAAGAAAAGCAAGAGCGTAGCAAGAGGGTAGATAAGCTATCTGATGAGCAACGCAAGGCAGTCACTGCAGTATATAAACTGCTTGACAACATACTGGACACCGCACTATACCCAGACATGGGTGGTGTACGGGCTGTGTCTGCATATGACTTGCAAGAACTGTCCGATGCCAATGACACACTACAATTTCAATTCAATCTGAAAGGAGAATAGATATGCCATTTGATTTCCCTATGAGTAACATGATGCCTGATGAATTAAACTTTGACGTAATGTTTGAGCCTACTAAGGTGAAGGACAAGAAGTATGTCATCAACGGTAACACAGGTGACTACATTGGTGTGGTAGGTGACACGTTCAACTGTGCCAGCCACGCTGATTTCTTTGAAGGTGTACATGACACCATCACAGAGAACCTTGGCGAAGCTGAGTGCGAAGGCATGAACATGAAGTGGAACATTGCCAGACAGAATGCATGGGCTATGCTCGACATGACCCTGCCTAACGTGACTGCCCGTATTGAGACGGACAAGCACAGCACTACCATTGCACAGCGTATCATTGCGCTACACGGTATTGATGGTAGCTGTTCCAACCAGACATTCTTTGGTGCGATAGATTTCTTCTGCACCAACGGTATGATTCGTGGTGAGCATGACAAGGTGCGGCGTAAGAACTCTGCCAACTTCAGCATGGACAGGTTTATCCGTGACCTGCGTGAATCTACACAGTCATTCTATGCACAGTCAGAACGCTTGCAGGGTTGGGCTAATAAGCCTCTGTTTGTGGGCGATGTCAAAGCTATGCTTGAGTCCCTGCTAAAGTCTGACCGCACAGCAGACAAGATGCTTACCTTGTACAACCAAGAGGCATCAGTGCGTGGACAGAATGTCTGGGCATTGTACTCTGCATTCACCAACTATGCATCGTATGCCGATGAGCGTAATGGTTTTGCCCTGCGTAACACAGGCAAGGATACCAACGCTGTGTCTATGTTCCAACGTGAGAGCAAGGTGTCGCAGTGGATTGAAAGCAAGCCATTCAAGGAGTTGATTGCGGCATGATGCAAATCTCAGACAAAAGACGTGGTGACATAACTGAATTAGAGTTGTGTCATCACTTTTTAAACCAAGGGTTTGAAGTCTTTAAAAATGTATCTTGTACGGGTGCCATAGATTTTATTGTGCTAAACAATGAAACCAATGAGTTTACCCTTTATGATAGTAAAACTGCTAACGTAAGTGTTAGGGAAGATGGTAGCCGTAGAATAAACTGTAGTGCTACCACACCTAGACAAAAAGAACTTGGCGTACAAGTAGTAGTAATGCATGAGGGTAAAATATATACAGACGCAAACAGAGTAGGAGTAGTGTTAGATGAAGACAGTAAAACATCTTGTGGATAAGTACTATAATTCCAATGATTTCAAGATGTTACGAAGCAGAACTAAGAAGGACTATCAATACTTTCTTAGCGTCATGCTGGATGATTTTGGCTCTGTGAATTTTTGTGAACTCACAAGTAAGCAAGCTAAACACGCATATGAAAGGTGGGTTGAGCGAGGCATCAGTCTCGCCAACCACGTATGCACTGTATCATCTATCCTGTTTCGTTATGCTATTGAGATGGAGTATGCAGAGGTCAATCCGTTTGCCAACGTCAGGCGTAAGACACCACCACAACGCAAAGTTGTGTGGACTGAGGATGATGTACGCACGTTCCTTGACACTGCATACAGCGAGTTTCAGTGGCGTAGTATCGGATTGATAGTTCACATGGCATACGAATGGTGCCAGCGTCTAGGTGACATGCGCCTGCTGACGTGGGACAACATTGACTTGGAAGAACGTAAGCTATACTTGGAGCAGTCAAAGCGTAGGGCAGAGGTAACTTTGCCTATACAAGATGACCTGCTTGAGATGCTGACACAGCAGGAGCAGGACTTCGGCTTCCAACAATACGTTGTTCCCCGTACAACGCCCGTACACGGGCAGTACGAGCCTTACAGCATGGAGAGACTGTCCAAAGCTGGACGGGCTGTCATGCGTGAAGCTGGGCTGTCTGAAGAACTACGGCTCATGGACTTGCGGCGTACAGGTACAACACAAATGGTAGAGGCAGGTGTAAGTATGGGACAAATCATGTCGGTTACAGGACATAGTAACCCACAGTCAGTGAAACCGTACATGAAAAATACATACGCCAGTGCAAATAATGCATTGACAACACGTAAAGCACATGGTAAAAGCACTTAACTGCCGCAAAGGAGAGTGATATATAATGAATAATATATATAACATTATAAGTGATATAGATGTACCCAATGGACAGACTAAACGTATGGACTGTCCTAACTGTGGTGGGTACAAGACATTCACTATTACTAATAACTTGGGTAGTCTTGTGTGGAATTGTTACAAGGCTTCCTGCAATGTAAGCGGCGGGAACCGTGTACACCTAACTGTCGATGACATACGTGGCAGTATGGGTAACGTGGCTGACTTTGCCGATGAGACATTTGATATGCCTCAGTACATCGTACCACATAGAAACAAGCGTACCGTGTTGGCGTTCTGCTACAGGTACCAGCTAGACCCAGATGAGTTGGGTGTGTTGTATGATGTGAAGGATGACAGGGTTGTGTTTCCTGTTGTACATGATGGCAAAACAGTGGACGCTACAGGCCGTGCTATCGGCAAGCGTCTGCCTAAATGGAAACGATATGGAAAAAGTGGCTTGCCATACACACATGGTTGTGGTAAAGTCGCAGTTGTTGTTGAGGACTGTGTGAGTGCAGCCGTGGTTGGTGGCGAATCCTTTGTCGGGGTTGCGATACTTGGCACATCTCTCCAAGAGTCGCATAAAGGGTATCTTGCACAGTTCTCAACAGCCGTAATAGCATTAGACCCCGATGCATTACCAAAGACTTTGCAGATGGCAAAGGAACTACGTGGGCATGTAAACGATGTTCGTGTCCTACGTTTGAAAGATGATTTGAAATATCGTAACCCGACAGATATGGAGAACTTGTATGGAATTATCAATCATTAGAAGCCTGATGGATAAGTCGTTCTATGATGACCACCGTGGTAGCAAATGCCCACCACGTTTGTTCAGCAAGGACGCACGTAAAATCAAAGAGGCTATCGACACAGCTATGGATAGGTATGAACGCACCGTCACACCCGATGAGGTTGAGGCGTTGTTCATGTCAAACAATCCTACGCTGACTACAGCACAGAAGCAGGGCTATGCTTCTATGTTTGCTTCTATCAAGCGTGAGCAACCAATGGGCAGTGACATAGCACAAGAGGTGCTATCCAAACTATTCCAGCAGGTTGTTGGCGAAGACGTTGCGAATATCGGATTTGATATGGTCAATGGTGATGCCGCTACACTTGAGAAGCTACGCAATCTGCTTGAGCGTTATGGTGATGACTTCATTCCCAATCTCAATATTGAGTGGGATGACATCACTATCGAAACACTCATGGCTAAAGCTGAGTTGGAAGCACGTTGGACATTCAACCTGCCTAGCTTAACACGCAAGGTAGAGGGTGTCAGTGGTGGTCAGCTTATCGAAGTGGGTGCTAGACCCAACACAGGTAAGACATCCTTCCACGCCAGCTTGATTGCTGCGCCGGGCGGTTTCGCACATCAGGGTGCCAAGTGCATTATCTTATGTAACGAAGAACCTACTCACCGTGTCGGCGCACGTTATCTGACTGCAGCATCTGGTATGTCTGCACGTGAGGTACGTGACAACATGAGCAAAGCCAAGGCACTCTATGAACCTGTGATGAACAACATCAAGATTAAAGAGGCTGGTGGTCGTGACATGGCATGGGTTGAGTCTGTATGCAAGTCATACAAGCCTGACGTGTTGGTGCTTGACATGGGTGACAAGTTCTCTGTGCAGGGTTCCTTTGCACGGCAAGACGAAGCACTCAAGGCATGTGCTATCTACGCAAGGCAGATTGCCAAATCATATGACTGTGCCGTGTTCTATATGTCTCAGCTATCAGCAGAGGCAGAGGGTAGGTCACAGCTTAATCAGTCAATGATGGAAGGCTCACGTACAGGTAAGGCTGCTGAAGCTGACCTGATGATACTGATTGGCAAGACCAATGCACAGATAGAAGGTGAGGAAGAGGACAGTCCAATGCGGCATGTCAATGTCGTGAAGAACAAGTTGACAGGCTGGCATGGTATGGTTAATGTGGACTTGGATTATCAAACAGCGAGGTACACAGGATGAAGCTAACACTTGATGTAGAGAATACAGTCACCAAGCGTGATGGCAAGATGCACCTTGACCCCTTTGAGCCAGAGAACTCACTGACTATGATTGGTGTGTTGACTGACCAAGGTATGGAGCAGCACTTCCCATTTGACCACAGTGATGTACCCAATCAGCAGGATTACTACGAGCGTGTGCAGTGGTATCTGGACGAAGCTACTGTACTCATCTGTCACAATGCTGCATATGATTTGATGTGGCTATGGGAGTCAGGCTTTAAGTATGATGGCCCTGTGTTTGACACGATGCTGGCTGAGTATGTATTGCAGCGTGGTATCAAAGAGCCGTTGTCTCTTGAGGCATGTGCAGAGCGTTACGAACTGGACACCAAGAAGCAGGACACGCTGAAGGAATACTTCAAGCAAGGCTACAGCACACGTGACATACCATACAATGAGTTGTGTGAATATCTATCTGCTGACCTTCAGGCTACGCAGCAACTTGCTGACAAGCTGATGTATCGTTTGAATACACCAGCAGATAGTGGCTTGCGTGGTACAGTAGACCTGACCAATCAGGTAGCTGTGTGCCTAGCACGTATCTATCAGCGTGGGTTCAAGGTTGACTTGTCTGTGTTGGAGCAAGTGCGTACAGAGTTTGAGCAGGAGAAGCAACAGCTTGAGACTGACCTGCAGGAGCATGTGCGTAAACTGATGGGTGACACACCTATCAACCTGAACAGCCCAGAGCAATTGTCTTGGGTAATCTACAGCCGTAAGGTCAAGGACAAGATGTATTGGGGCAACGCTATTGACCCATACATGGATGACGCAGACTTCCGCAGCTTGATTGCTGGCGGTACAGACAAGATGTACAAGACTGTGGCAGAGCAGTGTAAAGACTGTGGTGGTACAGGCTACATCAGAAAGGTGAAGAAGAATGGCGAACCGTTTGCGAAACCTAATCGGTGCAGTAATTGTGATACTGCTGGTTTTACTCTCACACCTACCAGTGCGCTGGCTGGCCTCAAGTTCAAACCCCCTTCACCAAAGTGGGCAAGTGCCAACGGCTTTTCAACCAGCAAGCAAAACCTAGAGGTGCTTGAGTCTGCTGCAAAGCAGCGTGGCATGTCTGACGCTGTTGACTTTCTGTCTAAGGTACGTAGGTTGAGTGCCGTGGATACATACCTATCTTCCTTTGTTGAAGGCATACAGACCTACACAAAGCAGGATGGTAAGCTGCATGTGCGTTTGCTACAACATCGTACAGCTACTGGCAGGTTCAGTGGTGCAGACCCTAACATGCAGAACATGCCACGTGGCGGCACGTTTCCTGTGAAGAAAGTATTTGTGTCACGATTTGCTGGTGGCAAGATTATGGAAGCTGACTTTGCACAGTTGGAGTTTCGTGCTGCTGCCTATCTATCACAAGATGGAGTTGCTATTGAAGAAGTATCTACTGGATTTGATGTACACGCATACACCGCTAAAGTTATTAGTGATGCTGGTCAGCCTACGAGTAGACAGGATGCGAAAGCGCATACATTCGCGCCGTTATACGGGGCAACAGGCTATGGACGAACATCCGCTGAGTCAGAATACTACACACACTTCAACCAGAAGTACCAAGGAGTCGCGTCTTGGCATACCCGACTGGCTAAAGAAGCTATAAGCACACGCAAGATTACTACACCAAGTGGTCGTGAGTTTGCTTTTCCTGATGTGTACCGCAAAGCAAGTGGTCGCATCTCACACTTTACACAGATAAAGAATTATCCTGTGCAGTCGTTTGCTACAGCAGACATTGTGCCTATCGCATTGTTGCACATTGATATGTTGCTAAAGGATATGCAATCGTGTATAGTGAATACAGTGCATGACAGTATTGTTGTTGATGTACACCCAGATGAAGAATCACGGGTTATCAGTATCATAGACGAAACTAATAAAGCACTGCCTTATCTCATCACCCAACGCTGGGGAGTTGAGTTTAATGTGCCTCTGTTATTAGAGGCAAAAATAGGCCCGAATTGGCTTGACACCAAGGACGTAACCTGATATAACTATGCGTCTAACAACTGGAAAGGAGTTAATAAACATGAATGATATTACAACAATTGATACCAATAACTACGCTGAGATGGCAAAGGCTATGGGTATCGCCAATGAAGCTGCATCACAGAAGAAGCAAGGTATGTTCCTTGCACGTCTGCGTATCCAGCATTCCCCAATCTTAGGTACAGATACCATCAAAGTTAAAGGTGGTACATATAAGCTGGAGATTCCTGATGGGCCTACGTACTACGCAGAGTCTGCTATCGTGCGTCCATTCATGCAACGCTTCATGTACAAGAAGTTTGTCATGGCTACAGGTACTGCACCTAATCGTTACGTCAAGACTGTCATGGCTGATAGCCTGAACATGGACTTGAAAGATAATGACGGTGGCTTTAACTGTGGTAAGCCTTCAGGCTGGATTGAGGACTTCAAGTCTCTGCCGGATGCTACGAAGGAATTGATTCGCTCTATCAAACGAGTACGTGTTGTGCTTGGTACGGTTGAGTTGGTCAATCCAAAGGATGCTGATGGCAAAGAAGCTAGTGTCGATACTGTCCCATTCATTTGGGAAGTAGAGAACCGTGACGCATTCAAGACTGTAGGCGGTGTGTTTAACCAGCTTGCTAAGATGAAGCGTCTACCTGTGCAGCATAACGTAACGCTGAATACAGAAGAGCGTAAGCTGCCTAACGGTAATAGCTTCTACCTACCTATTACGTCTTTAGATGTAACCAATGTTGTGGAACTCACCCAAGATGACCAAGAGAAGTTTGCTGACTTCATGTCATGGGTACAGAACTATAACGAGTACATCATCAATGCCTACGCAGAAAAGGCTTCGTCAAAACACGATGAGGACTTGGATGAGTTGAACATTGACGATGTTGTGGATATGGACTTTGAAGAAGAAGAGGTAGCGTAATGAAGCATCCTGCTGAACTGGCACTGCATCAGTATCTTGAGAACGCCGTGACAGGCAAATCAAGTATGTCACAACAGACAATCAAACAGATTGGCCTTGATGTGATGTCTGCTGCAGCACGTCAGTTCGGTGGGGGCAACAAGCGTGACAAGTTCAGCCTACGTATGTCAAATGTAGGTAGGCCGACTTGTCAACTCTGGTATGATAAGAACAAGCCAGAGGTAGCTGTTCCTCTGCCGACAACATTCGTAATGAATATGATGATTGGAGACATCGTTGAAGCTGTCTTCAAAGGTATCCTCAAAGAAGCAGGAGTAAGTTATGAAGACACGGATAAAGTTTCTCTTGACCTTGGTGACGATAGCGTTTCTGGTAGTTATGACCTCATCATTGATGGTGCAGTTGATGATATTAAATCAGCTTCAGACTGGTCATACAGAAACAAGTTTGAATCCTATGACACTCTTGCCAGCGGTGATGGCTTCGGGTATGTGGCTCAGTTAGCTGGGTACGCCAAAGCATCAGGCAAGAAAGCAGGTGGCTGGTGGGTAGTGAACAAGGCCAATGGGCAGTTCAAGTATGTACCAGCTACAGGTCTTGACATTGACAAAGAGGTATCCCAAATAAAGGATACGGTTCAGACAGTAAAGGAGAACAAATTTGAAAGATGTTTTGAACCAGTGCCTGAGACTTTTCGTGGCAAGCCCACAGGTAATAAAGTCCTTAATGACGGATGTAAATTTTGCAGCTATCGCTTTGATTGCTGGGATAGTCTTACTGAGTTACCTGCTGTAAAGTCACAGGCAAAGAACCCGCCCACAGTGGCATATGTTGAACTAGCAAAGGAGTATATGAATGGATGATGAACTCAATGAACTTGCAGAACAGATTAAAGATGCAGAGCGACATCTTAATGAACTTCGCAAAGAATACCGTGAACGTAAGACCGCAGGACTTCGTGCAGCTATTGATGCACGTAATGAAGCAGATAAAGTCTTACGTGAAGAACTACGTGCGTTAGGTTATCGCAACCCGTTTATCTCATGGCGTGACGTTGGCTAACGCAAAACAATTTAGGGCAGCACGAAAGTATGGGTATCGTAGCGGTCTGGAACTCAAGGTATCTGACTATCTCAAGGAATTAAAGATTGATTTCCTATACGAGCAGGTCAAGATAGAGTGGGAAGACTTGGCGTACAGAACATACACCCCCGATTTCGTGCTGTCCAACGGCATCATCATTGAGACAAAGGGACAGTTCACCGCAGCAGATAGACGCAAGCATCTGGCTATACAAAAGCAGCATCCTAATTTGGATATTCGTTTTGTGTTTGAAAGTAGTAAACGCAAACTTCGTAAGGGTGCTAAGTCTACATATGGTGAGTGGTGTATTAAACATGGCTTTAGATACTATGACAGGATTATTCCTGAAGATTGGTTGAAGGAGAAGGGTAAGAACAAGCATCCAAAGTTTATTAAGTTTGGCGGCACAAAGGTGAAAAGGAGATAGAATATGGACATAATGGATAAACTATCTAAGGAAATACACAATGAAGATTTCCTCATACGTGTCAGACCATTCGCTGATGATGATGGTAAGTGGTCTGGCGAGGTTGATATATCAATCATGGCAATGCCACACAATCCTATGGATGACGATGACTACTATCAGGTCATGCATTTTGCTAAGATGATGTGTGCTGCAGTGCCTGTCATGGAAGAGGTGGAAGAGTTACGCAATATTGTGCATGAGTACGTAACGAAAGTTATTGACAACGAGATGGATATTGATGTAGAACTAGAGGAAGAAGCAGGTGTAGAAAAGACCTACGATGGTAACGTAGTACACTTGCACTTTAATACAAGTACAAAGGGTTCGGCATGAGTAGACATGAAGAATATATGAAAGCAATGATGATACAAGAGGAGTTACGTATGGCACAAGCAAATAAACAAAGTGATAATGTTGTTGATATGGTCAACAGTCCACCACACTATAATCAGACAGGCATTGAGTGCATACAAGCTATCTCTGCCGCTACTGATAAAGGATTTAAGTATTACCTGCAGGGTAATGTTATGAAGTACCTTTGGCGATTTGATTACAAGGACAAGCCGCTAGAGGATTTGCAAAAGGCCAAGTGGTACTTGGACAGATTAATAGAAGAGGTTATGGCGGATGAGAGTTAAGATGTTCATAACCATTGACATTGATGAAGAGGAGTATCCAGTGCCTGCCGATGGACAGGTGGGCGAGGAATTAGAGGACGGTATTCAGGAATACTTTTATGACATTGAGGGTGCCGACATTAGAAACATTAGAACGATTACGGAGTAAAGAGATGATTAGTAATACACTTCCCACAGACTACCAGAACTTTATAGCACTATCACGCTATGCAAGATGGAAAGAAGATGAGCAACGTAGAGAGACATGGGGTGAGACAGTCACCCGATACTTTGACTATATGTCAGGGCATCTGAAACAGAAGCACAACTACACTCTGCCTGACACACTACGTGCAGAGTTGGAAGAAGCCGTACTCAGTCAGGCTATCATGCCTAGCATGAGAGCATTGATGACCAGTGGCCCCGCACTGGACAGATGCCATGTTGGTGGGTACAACTGTTCTTATGTACCTGTCGATAGCCCACGTGCCTTCGATGAGACTATGTACATTCTTATGTGTGGTACAGGCGTTGGCTTTAGTGTCGAGCGTCATTGCATTGAGAAGCTACCCATTGTGAATGAAGAGTTTCACGAGACAGACACAGTAATCAAGGTAGGTGACAGTCGCCCCGGTTGGGCTAAGTCACTGAAAGAACTGATTGCTATGTTGTACAGTGGGCAGATTCCTAAGTGGGATGTATCAGAGGTACGCCCTGCAGGTGCAAGGCTAAAGACATTTGGCGGTAGAGCATCAGGTCCACAGCCATTGGTCGAACTGTTTGAGTTTGTTGTACAGAAGTTTAAGGGTGCAGCAGGTCGTAGGCTTTACCCAATCGAATGTCACGACATCATGTGTAAGATTGGTGAAGTGGTAGTCGTAGGTGGTGTACGCCGTAGTGCATTGATTTCATTATCTAATCTTAATGATGACCAGATGGCACATGCCAAGTCAGGTCAGTGGTGGGAGAATGAAGGTCAACGTGCGCTGGCTAATAACTCTGTAGCGTACAAGAATAAACCTGAAATGGGTACATTCATGCGTGAGTGGTTGTCTCTATACGACAGTAAGTCAGGTGAGCGTGGTATCTTTAATCGCCAGTCAGCGAAGGTACAGGCAGCAAAGAATGGCAGACGTGATGCTGACCAAGACTTTGGCTGCAACCCTTGCTCTGAGATTATCCTGCGTCCATACCAGTTTTGTAATCTATCAGAGGTTGTTGCACGTGAAACAGATACGCTGGCATCCTTGAAAGAGAAGGTACGCCTTGCCACTATCTTGGGTACATTCCAAGCCACGCTGACTAACTTTAAGTATCTGCGTAATATATGGAAAGCCAACACAGAGCAGGAACGCTTGCTTGGTGTGTCATTGACAGGCATCATGGACTGTCCTGCATTGCACAAAGGTAAGCAGGTAGCTGACACTCTTGAGATGCTACGTGTTACAGCTATTGATGCAAACAAAGCTATGGCATGGGAACTTGGCATTGAGCAGTCTGCTGCTATCACTTGTGTCAAGCCTAGTGGTACAGTATCACAGCTTGTGGATAGTGCATCTGGCATCCACGCCAGACACAACCCATATTATATTCGCACTGTCCGTGGGGACAATAAAGACCCATTGACACAGTTCTTGATTTCACAGGGCATACCTAGTGAGCCAGACGTAATGAAGCCCGACAGTACTACCGTCTTCTCATTCCCTATGAAGTCACCCAAGAACGCAGTGACACGCACAGGTATGACAGCCATTGAGCAGCTTGAACTGTGGCTACTATACCAGCGTCACTGGTGCGAACACAAACCGTCAGTCACTATCTCCGTTAAAGAGAATGAATGGATGGCTGTGGGTGCGTGGGTATACGAACACTTTGATGAGGTATCCGGTATCAGCTTCCTGCCATTCAGTGAGCATACATATCAGCAAGCACCATATCAGGACATTGATGCTGACACATACAAAGAGTGGGCAGCTAAGATGCCAAAGAATGTAGACTGGTCTTTACTTCAGGAATTTGAGAAAGAAGATACTACATCAGGTGGGCGTGAGTTAGCATGTACAGCAGGTGTCTGTGAAATAGTTGACATTGCTGCAGCATGAGTGTAGTATGGAAAAAAGGTGACGGGTGGGTACAACATAACCCACCTGCTCATCACCCTTGCAGAGAAGAATGGTTGAAACAAAAAGAGAAGGAGAATGCTGATGCTGAACGGAAAGTGGACTAAAGAAAACTTTGAAAAACACCACGAAGATAATCCAGAAATCTACGAAATGTTTTGTAGGTTTGCAAAAGAAATGGCCTCAGTAAAGGAGTACTATTCAGCTAAAGCTATATTTCATCGAATGAGATGGGAAACAGCTATAAGGGAAGACGATTCTGAGTTTAAGATTAGTGACGGTTGGATTTCTCACTACGCTAGAAAGTTCTTGAAAGAACACCCTGAACATGGTAATTTTTTTAGAACAAGAACACCACAAGAAAGCTATTTGGATTAAGGAGAATGGACATGCAAAATTTAGAGCCAAAGACTGAAGACCGTAAGAAGTTTGACATTGACCTAGAGTATGGAAAGGTACGTGAACAAATGGTTGCAGACATGCTGCAAGACAAGAAGATTGAGGTAAAGAGTGAACGTGACGTGTGGCAGAAGACAGGCAACATTGCAATTGAATACGAATGTTATGGCAAGCCTAGCGGAATTAATGCTACTGAATCAGACTACTGGTTTCACAACCTGTGTATTGGTGATGAGACATTCGCTACGATTGTCTTTGACACGAACAGCCTCAAGCGTATCATTAATAACCTAGATAGCAAGCGTAGTGTTTCTGGTGGAGACAACAATGCAGCACGTATGTATCTGTTGAATCTGCAGAAGCTATTCTCATCTGATGTAATCAAAGCATTTAAGGAGACTAAAGATGCGGCGTAATGGCCTGAGTAAATACGATGCTCCACTGCGTATTCAATACCAGTGGGGCTACGATGCGTTTAAGCGTGGTGGTAGGCTTGTCAAGAAGGGCAAGCGAATACTCTTTGAAGAGAACCGTCCTAACATTGACCCTAACACCATGCAGTACAGAGAGTGGCAGCGTGGTTGGAACGATGCTTACTATGAGCAGCTAGAAGAGGTGCAATGGAATGAATCTAAAGGAAGAAGCTAGACAATGGATGAAGGAGAGATACATGAGTGATATTACAGCAACGGAGTACCAAACAAGGGCTGCAGAAACGGCAATATTCCCAAGTGATAAAGCACTAGAATATCTATCATTGGGACTATCCGGGGAAGCTGGTGAGATTGCTAACAAAGCAAAGAAACTAATACGTGACGGTGCAGATAGAGAAGAGCATCACGCGAAACTAAATGCTATTGGTCACGAGATTGGAGATGTTATGTGGTATTGCGCCATGCTTGCTAAAGAAGTGGACATGAACCTTGGTAAAATCATGGAAGACAACTTGGAGAAACTGGCTGACAGGAAAGCTAGGAATCGCCTACAGGGTGACGGTGACAATCGTTAGGTATGCACCGTTTGCTGTTATCATTGGCTGGCTGCTATATGCATTTGGTATGGGGTTTGCTAATGATATATGTGACTGCATATGAAGAGGGGGCTTAACTGCCCCCTTTATTTTATCTCTTAAATACCTTTGCTATTTTTACTAGAGCATTCAAGTCTTCTGCACTATTTAAATCAGGCATTCTATCGTTGAGTATTTCAAACTCAAGCATTGCTGCCTTTTGCGTGTCAACAGGTATGTTTCGTGCTGCATATAAAGCACGTATAAATGCTGGGTCATCTCCGGCAATACTATTAACTCTACGCATTTTGGATTTTAGTTTCTTGAATTTTTCTTTCATCATAACTCTAATACGTTTGCGTATTAAGTTCTCTGATTTCCCTTGCTTACGCAGTTTTTCAGCATAGCGCATAAATCCATCAGTTAGTCCGGGCAAGAAGTCATTGACTGTGGCATCCACAACTCTGTCTAGTGTGCCTATACCTGTCTTACTATCAAACTCATCCTCTTTAAAACCCATTTGCTTTAAGAACTTTTCTTGTTCTGTGTCGGGTTCCATTACATTTAAACCCATAGTCAACTTTAATTCAGGATTTAGTCGCTCTTTTGGTCCCTCTCTTGTAGCGTACTCTCGTGCAGGAACATCTGATTCCTGCTTAACATCATCTACAAGTCCATACTTTTCAAGTGGGTCCATAATAGTATTATAGTAGCCACGAGATTTAAGTGGCTGACTAAATGCCTTACCAAATGAACCAGAGAATGTCATATCGGGGTCTGTTGAGAAGTCTTTAATTTCTGTTTCTCGTATACCCATCGCACGTTCAGCATCAATAACCATGCTGTATGGCTGCAGAATACGTGCAGTAATATCACCAAGCAATCTACCAGCAGCTTTAC